CCCCCCCACCATCAGCAACGAGGGACGGGCGCGCGCGTGTTAACGCTGCCCAGTCCCGCAGATGGATCTTTTCCTGGAGAATAAACGTAAACACACGGCCCTGATCATCCATATATTCGGCAGATCGGCCCCGTTCCCGAATTTTGTTCGGGATTTTCGGGGGTTTTGTGCCAAAAGTGCCCCCAGACCCCGGATGGAGACCCGCCTTCGTCGAAGATCCTTCGGTTCACGGGTGCTCCCGGCCCCTGCGGGACCGGCAAAAGCGTCGGCGCCCCCCGGATTGGCCCTGACACGCCGTGTCCGTAGCGCGCCAGGGGCCTCCGGTGCCTGCATAATAAACGTAAACAGGTTCCCGGAAAAATGCGTCCGGCCTGGCGGCCAGGAAGAGGTACTACATGAGCGGCACGATCCAGTTGGGCATATCCACCGTGATGGCAGGGGAGATTGTGCCAACCGTCGACGGGTTCCAGAGTGTGGTGGTGGCGGATTCGGTCTGTCTCACCCCCTTTGTGGAAGGGGTGGAGAAGCCGGCCTATTACATGACCCCCGAGCAGGCCCAGGCCCTGGCGGTGGGTCTCTGTACCGCGGCCGGGCAGCTGATCAACGCCGAGGTCGACGACGCGGGCAAGCCCACCTCCCTGGTCCACCGGCTCCGCCGCATCAGCGGGGCGACGTCCTGATGCGCACCGCACGCCTGGCCGCGTTCGTCTTCGGCTCCCTCGCCGGTCTGGCCGGAGCCGGGCTGGTCATGATCCGGATGGGCTTCAACATGGCCGCCGGCACGCACGACGACACCCTGTTCCCGGTCCTGCTCCTCGGCCTCGGCGCTGCGGCCTACAACATCGCCCGCACCATCCACGTCTCCCGGGAGCCCTGATGAAACCTCCATACCTGGCCTGCGCCCCCGGCCGCACCGTGGAGATTTACTTCAGTGGCATCAGCATCGAGGCATTCTCCATCGCCTCCGGCATCCCGGCGCTATACCTGATCCCAACCGCGCAGAACCGTGACACCTGGCGCCGGAGCACCCTGACGAAGGCCGGCGCCTGATGGAACTCCTGGACCTGGTCCCGCTCTCGATCCTCGCGGCGCTGTTCCTGGCCGCCGCCGGTGCAGCAGCCACCATCACGGTGATGTTCCCGGTCCTGTCCGCCCTGCTTTCCCACTACACCCTCACCCACCGGAGGAACCCTTGAACCTGCTCCCCCTGATCGCCCTGCTGGCCTCCTGCCTCGCGCTGGCCATCTACATCTCCTCCCTCATCACGGGCATCCACTACCGCCGGCAGGTCCAGTCCGGCGGGGACGCTGCAGCGGAGAACCTCCAGAAGGGGCGCCACCTGTGAGCGCCCACCGTCAGGGCTGCTCCTTCGCCCGGTCCGCGCGCTGCACCTGCGCCTACCTCGCCCAGTGGGACCGGTCCCCGGCGTACACCGCCCCCGCCTTCGCCGCCACGCAGCCGGACCAGGTCGCGGAGATCGGCTTCCCGGCGCTGCCCGTCTCTGGCAGTACCGACGCCCGGCTGTACATCCTGCAGCTGGAGCACCAGGGGCTCCGGGACCGGATAAAGGCACAGCAGCGCTGGAACCTGTTCCTGCTGATGGTCCTCGCCGCCGAAGGTGTCTACATCACCGGCCACGCAACGGGATGGTTCTGATGGAGGGGAGCCATGCGCTGTCCCCGTACACGCATCCCTCCATACCGGGCACCTCCTACCGGCAATACCTCGACCCGATCCTCGAAATACCCGCCCATATCGCGGCGCTGCCGGAGAATGAGCAGGGACCCGCGCTGGTGCGGGCCATCCATGAGAGAAAGTTGGGGGCATGAGCGTCGGTCTCAGTGTGGCAAAGGTCTACCGCAAGCGCATGGTCAAGGTTGAAGCCATCCAGTATCTGGGGACCGGGCTCTCCGCGGTCGACTGCGCGCTCTATCTCCGGGATAACGGGGGTGTCATCTTCGCTGCCGAGGACCTGCTCTGGCGCCACGACTACGGGACCTACTGGCACCCGGCGCACGGGCACATCTACCTGCCCGGCGCCACCCGGAACCCGAACGGCCACGTCGGCGGCCCCGGACCCAGGGAACTGGTGGTCAAGACGGGGATGAACACCTTCGCCCTGGTGTTCCCCGGGGACTATATCGTCAAGGGACGGTCCGGCTTCTACCCTCTGTCCGAGGAAAGCTTCCACCACACCCATCGACGCACGTTGTCCCCGGGGTGACCCGGAGGGCGGCTACCACCTGGACGCCACCGGATCTCTGATCCCCCGAGGGGGTTGAACAGCGCATCCCGCGTAACTTCCATCACCAGCCTGACAGACTGTTTACAGAAAAACCAGCCAGAGGACTACCTAAAATGCCTGAAACTGTACCTGATTTGACAACACCGGCCACTTGCCCCACTACCTACATCTCCATTCCCACCCGCATCAGCGCCATCCGGTGGGACGGATCCGACGAAACAGCCAAGGCTGTTGCCGCGTGGACCAAGGATGCCGGAGCCGTGGTGGACACCGACCACATCCAGCACCTATGGGACTACGACCTCGGTGCGTACAAGATGCCCGCCGGCAAAGTCATCTTCGCCCCCTACCGCGAGCGCTGCCTGATCATCCTCACGCTGGAGGGGGAAATGGTCGCCGAGCCCGGCGCATGGATCATCCGCGGCACCGAAGGGGAGTTCTACCCCTGCAAGGACTCCGTCTTCATCACCAAGTACCGCCGTGCCCCCATCGAGGATGAGCTGGCTGCGCTGAAGGACGCGATGCGCAATGGGTAGGGCCGCACTGGGGGCCAGCGCCAAGTCCAAGATCGGCTCCGTCCGGCTCACCCCCACCGAGGAGGCCGCCATCATCGCCAAGTACGGCTCGGTCACCCGCTTCCTGCGGATCATGGTGGACCGGGAACTGGCCAAGGGGCTGGCCGCGTGAGGGCCGTGAGCGTTGTTAGGCATCTAATGGATGCTACGCTCAGGTCATGGACATTCCGAAGCGAATCGCACACCGCGTCACCATCAATAGAAATGGTTGCTGGATTTTCACCGGCGCCATCGACAAGGCTGGATATGGCGTCATCTACAAGCTCGGAACTGGTAGCGGCAAGGGCCGCCGAAACGAGGGCGTCCACCGCTATACCTATCGGGAATGTGTGGGTGAGATCCCAGCTGGATACGACGTCGACCATGCCTGCCATAACGAGGACAAGTCCTGTCCGGGCGGGGAGGACTGCGTACATCGGGCTTGCTGCAACCCAGAACATTTGCGCGCTGCGACCCGCGGGGACAACCTGCGTGACGGCCGGGGTTATGACCCTATTACACACTGCATCAAGGGGCATGATGTGAGGGATCCCGATAATCAGACGCGACCAGATAAGAGGTCAGGCCGCGTCCGCTGCCTAACCTGCGTGAACCAGCGGACGCGGGACTACCGCAAGCGCCAAAAAGAAAGGCTTGCATCATGAGGGCTGTCAGATTCGCTGAAGGCGTCAAGCAACTACTCGTCCCTATGGACCAAGTGCATCAACATTTGCAAAATGCCAATAATGCGGACCTGGACGCGCTGGTCGAGTCCATCCAGATCAACGGGTTCGTCACCGCCATCACGGCGGATGCGAAGACCGGGAACATCATCGCCGGCAACCACCGCTACCAGGCCCTGCACGCCCTGGGCGCCACCGAGATCCCGGTGCTGTGGGTGGACCACTGGGACGAGGCCGGCGCCATCCGCTACATGGTCGCGGACAATCAGACCTCCCGGCTGGCGGTGATGGACAACGCGGCGCTGGCCGAACTGCTCGGCACCCTCGCCGAGACCGAGACCGCCCTGGCCGGTACCGGCTTTGACCAGTCCGGGTACGAGCGGCTACTCGCCGAGATCGCCACCGCCCACGAGGATCCCGACATGGCCGGGTTCGGGCACGGGGATGCCGGGGCGCTGGGCCTGTTCCAGGTCGTGATCGAATTCAAGGACGATGAGGACGCGCGGGACCAGTGCTTCGCGCAGCTCTCCGAGGACTACGCCAACATCAGGACGGCGAACCTGTGACCGGGCCCATGGAGGAGGACATCAACAAGGCCATCGCCCTGGCTGACCCGGACGCCCACGTGGCGACCAACGACGTGGACAAGTCCGAGACCAAGGCCCAGGCGGCGCTGACCCTCAAGCTCTACGGCGCCTCCTACACCGAGATCAAAAACACCCTGCACTACTCCTCCGCCTACCGGGCGCGGATGGCAGTCGAGCGCGTCCTGGCCACCGCCTCGGACTCCATCGAGGACCGGGACAAGATGCGGGTGCTGATCTCCCGGCGGCTGGACCGGCTCCAGGCCTCCGTGATGAGTAAGGCCGTGAACCCGAACGACCCGCAGCACCTGGCCTACAACGCCCGCGCGCTGGCCATCATCGACCGGCAGGCGCGGCTGCACGGCGTGGACGCCCCCACCCAGATCATGGTCACCGCCAACGACCAGTACATCGAGGAATACATCAACGCGATCCTGCCGCACGCCCGTGCGGACCAGGAACAGATCGAGGCGGACATCATGGACGCGGATGTGCTTGAAGAAGGAGACGATGTCCTCCATGGCTGATAAAGAGTGGGCATCTAAGTACCCCGATAGGAACGCTGCAAAGCAGCGGAGGTATGCCGAGAATAATCAGGAGAAGGTGCGTGAGTCACGGCTCAAATGGATCGCAGCGAATCCGGAGTGGCATAAGCAGATTATGCGCGAGTCGGCAGTGAGGCGCCGCAAGCGTGTCCATCTCGAAATGATCAAGGCTTACGGAGGGAAGTGCTCTTGCTGCGGAGAGGCTAGCCCGGCTTTTCTATCGTTGGAGCATATTGGCGGGATGCAGGGCAAGCCTCGGGTCCAAACGCACACCGAGCTGCGCCGACTGAAGGCTGAGGGCTGGCCGGACGACTGCACTTGCCTATGTTTCAACTGCAACCTGGGGAGCTGGCGCAACGGCGGCACCTGCCCACATATCAACATAGTGGAGGAAGAAGACGATGGCGAACCCCAGACCTGACCTGCAGGGCTTCGCGGACCCCTCGGTCCCCGGCTGGCAGGAGCGCGCGATCGCCCGGGTGACGGCGCGGCAGCGCAAATCCAAGCGGAACCTGGAGCGCACCAACGGGATGTACCTGTACTTCGATGACCAGCTGCGGGTGCTGCTGGATGAGGCGTGTGCGCGCCGGGGCATCTCCCTGGCCGGGTACGGCCGCCGGGCCATGATCGCCTTCATCGCCCACGACCTGGGGCTGGAGCTGGCGGAGGTCGCCCAGCACGCGGCGGTCCCGGCAGCGTACGGCGCCTCCGGGGCCGGCCGGCAGGTCCGCACCAGGGACAACGGCCTGGGCAAGGGCCTGTGGCGCATCCTGGGGCTGGCCGCATGAGCCCGGGGCAGCAGTTCCTGGCCATCGTTACGGCGCCGGGGTTCATCTGGTCCACCGGGCTGGCTGTCATCGGCCTGATCGGGATGGAGATCGCGGGCCGGAAGTCGCACTGGGGCTGGTTCATCGGGCTCTGCGCCCAGGTGCTGTGGGTCATCTTCGCCACCGTCACCATGCAGTACGGCTTCTACCTCTCAGCCGCGGGATACGGGTGGATGTACGGGAAGAACTGGTGGAAGTGGCGGAAAGAGCACCGCGCAGGCCCGACACGGGACCGGAGTGCAGACTGGTCGGTCTGAGTATCGGGGATAACCCCTGAGATACTGTCCCTTATGAGCACAGCACCCGCCGGGGTCGACCCGAATGAATGGCGCCAGTGGGATGCAAAGTCCCGGGAGCGGTTCCTGGCCGCCCTTGAAGCCTCCGAGCGGACCAAGAAGGTCTGGTACTGCACCCGGGGCCGGAAATGCGACGGGAAGGCGCACGACCAGTACGACTATCCGCACGCCCGGGGGGACCAGTGGCCGCCCCCCGGGAAGGGCTGGCTGGTCTGGCTGCTCAAGGGCGGGCGCGGGTCCGGGAAAACCCGCTCCGGGGCCGAGTGGATCCGGAACATGTCCAAGACCCTCGAGCGCACCAGTATCATCGGGCCCTCCTGGTCCCACGTCCGGGACACCATGATCGAGGGGGACTCCGGGCTGCTGGTGGTCTTTGACCTGGCCAAGTCCGCCGTCACCTGGGAGCCCTCCAAGCGCAAACTCACCGTCCCGTGCGGCTGCCCCAAGACCAAGTACGGCAAGGCCCCGCACCGCAAGGGCCACTTCATCCAGGCCTTCACCGGGGAGGAGCCCGAACGCCTGCGCGGCCCGCAGCACGCCGCCGTCTGGCTGGACGAGCCAGCCCACTTCGCCCTGATCGAGGCGACCTGGGACAACATGATGTTCGGCCTGCGCCTGGGCCAGCGCCCGGTGGTCCTGTGCTCCACGACCCCGCTGCCGACCAAGTGGATGAAGACCCTGATCGCCGAGCCGGACACCGTCTCCGTCACGGTCTCCACCTACAAGAACATGGACAACCTCGCCCCGTCCTTCAGGAAGGTCATGCTCGCCAAGTACGAGGGCACCCGGCTGGGCCGGCAGGAGCTGCACGGGGAGGTCCTGGAGGACATCGTCGGGGCGCTGTGGAGCTACTCCATGATCGAGCCCTTCCGGGTGGAGCGGATCACCGAAGGCGAAGGCGAGACAGCCTTTGGCCGGCCGGCGCTGACCCACCTAGACATGGACCGGATCATCGTCGCCATCGACCCGGCAGGCTCATCTGACCGGAAGCGGGATGAGACCGGCATCGTCGTGGTCGGCAAGCGCGGGGACCACTTCTACGTCCTGGATGACCTCTCCGGGCACTACACCCCCGACGGGTGGGCCCAGGCCGCGTGGGCAGCGTACGACAAGTACGAGGCGGACCTGATCGTGGCGGAGAAGAACTACGGCGGGGAGATGGTGCTCTCCACCCTGCGCAACGTGCGCACCGACGGGAAGGTGGACCTGGTCACCTCCCGGCGCGGGAAGGTCCTGCGCGCCGAACCCGTCGTCGGCCTGTACGAGCAGGAGCGGGTCCACCACTTCACCCAGTTCGAGGAACTCGAAACCCAGATGTGCGAGTGGGTCCCGGCCAAGAGTGACTCCCCGGACCGGGTGGACGCGCTGGTCCACGGCATCACCGCCCTCGCCGGCATCGAGGCCCCGGCCTCCATCGCCGTCCCGACCGGCTCCATGACCGGCAAGTCCCCGGGCCAGGCGCTGATGGGCGGCCTCTACGGCGGCGCCCCATCGATGTTCGGCTACACCCCGCGGGAAGAGGAGATCGTCGAGACCGCACGGGACACCCTGGCCCGGCTCGAACAGATCCTCAAGGACCCCTCAATGTCCCCGGAACTGTTCCTGCCGCGGCGGATGCCCTGCCCGGAAGGGGAGCATCCGGGCTCCTTCGAGTCCGAAGCGACACAGGGGAAGATCATCTGCTCCCGGTGTCTGCATGAAGTGGAGCACGAGGAGGGTGTACTCGTCCGCAAACACGGAGCGTCGCACCTCTCAATGAGCGGTTAGCGTATGCTTCGCACGGTACTCTCATATCCATGGTGGAAATTACTCTGTGGATCATCGCATTTGTCGTCGGCACCCTCTCCGCAGGGCGTATCACCCGCCTCCTGACGCAGGACAGTTTCCCGCCAGCCGTGTGGCTGCGCGTGAAATGGGACGACAAAACCGATGGCAATCCATGGAACATCCTCATGCACTGCCACTGGTGCCTCTCATTCTGGGTCACAGCCCCCATTGCCCTCTGGGCGTGGCTGTCCAACCTGCACACTTCGTGGTGGGTATTCAACGGCATCATGGCCGCAACCTACGTTGCAGCTCTCATTGTCGAGCGCGACGAAAAGGAATAGCCCATGGGACGCATGAAGCCGAAGGAAATCGCCCCGAAGCCCAACTCGCTGGTGGCCAGTGCCGCGCGCGTGCGGGCCGGGTCCGGGCAGGGAGTGATGATGCGGGGCCAGTCCTCCGCCTGGCACCTGGAGGCGTGGGAGCATTACCGGAACATCGGGGAGTTCCGCTACTCCTGTGACTGGATCGGCTCCATGCTCTCCAAGGCGCTCATCCACGTCACCGTCGAAACTGTTGACGGGATCGAGAAGGTCACCGACGGCTCCGCCCTGGACTACCTCTCCGCCCTCTTCGGCAATGCCGACGGCCGGGCCGAGATGTTCCGCATGGTCGGGATCCACATGTCCGTGACCGGGGAATGCTACATCGTGGGCTACCCCGACCCGGACCCGTTCGGGGACGGCGAGGACAAGTGGGAGGTTACCGCCTCCACCAAGTGCCTGCGCCCCTCCGTGGACCACGAGCCCTGGTCGGTCAATGACGTCGTCCTGACCGACGTGAACCCCGACGACGTCACCGCCATCCGGATCTGGCGCCCGGACCCGCTCCAGCCCCGGTACTCCATTTCCCCCACCCGCTCGGTCCTGTCCACCCTGCGCCAGCTGCACAAGCTGGGCCAGTATATTTCCGCGCAGCTGGACTCCCGGCTCGCCGGCGCCGGCATTCTGCTGATGCCGGACACCATGACGCTGCCCCCGGCCCCCGTCGCCGAGGGCCAGTCCCCGCTGGTGAAGAGCGCGAACAACGCCGACGAGCTGATGTCGATCCTGATGGAGGCCATGACGTCCTCCCTGATCGACCAGGACTCCGCCGCCGCAAAGGTCCCCATCGTCGTCACGGCCTCCGCCGAATCCATCGCCGCCGTCAAGCACCTAACCTTCTGGTCCGAACTGGACCAGCACGCCGCCGAACTGCGCAAGGAAGCGATCGGCCGGCTGGCCCTGGGCATGGACGTCCCGCCCGAGGTGCTCCAGGGCGCGTCGGACTCCAACCACTGGTCCGCATGGCAGGCGGACGAATCCGCGATCAAGGCCCACGCCGAGCCGCTGCTGAAGATCATCACCACCGCCCTGGGGTCCGGCTACCTGCGCCCGCTGCTCTCCGTGGACGCCGACTATGAGGGCGAGCGGCTCTCCGCGTACTCCATCGCGGCGGACACCTCCGAGATGCGGCTGCGTCCGAACCGGTCCAAGGAAGCCATCGAGCTGCACGCGCTCGGGGTCCTCTCGGATGAGGCGCTGCTGCGTGAGTGCGGGTTCGACCCCGATGACCTGCCCACTACGGAGGGGCTCGCCGCCTGGCTGACCCGCAAGGTCGCGCTCGGCGTCACCACCCCCGAAATCGTCGAGGCGGCGCTGCGCGAACTCGGCGTGAACCTGACCGTCATCCACGACACCGAGGCTCCGGAGAACATCCGGGACATCGTCCACGACGATACGGGCACCCCCGGCACCCCGGGTACCCCGGCGCCATCCCTGAAGGACCTGCCCACCCATGACATCCCCTCCGAGCAGGTCTCCCAGACCCGGGGGCAGGCCCGGGCCGAGGGCCGGGTGCCGTCCTCCGATGTAGCCCGGAAGGCCTCCCTGCTGGCGGCCTCCGAGCAGCTGGTATTCCGGGCGCTGGAGCGGGCCGGGAATCGGCTCAAAAACAAGATGGGCGGGCTGAAGGTCAACTGCTCCGCCGCGGAACTGTACACCTTCGCCACCAACTCCGATCCGGAGGAGCTACTCATCGATGCATGGTCCGGAGTGCCCCTGGTCGCCAAGCGTGCGGGCATCCCCTCCGAGCAGCTGGAGCTGGCTCTTGCCGCATATACGGGAGACCTGATCGAGAACCAGCGTCCGCACACCTATGAGGAGATGGACCGCTACCTCTCCATCCGCATCGACATGGAGGCTGCAGCATGATCCGCACCGAGAGCTTCGCTGTTTCACGTGAAACATTCGCCGCCGAGCAGCAGGTCCTCACCGACGCTGCGGCGGACCTGCACCCGCATGTGGCCGACGCGCTGGGCAGGATCGGGCTGCCGTCCTGGGAGATGCCGGTCGTGGCTGCCGCGCTGGAGATCTTTGACACCACCGCACGGGCCCAGGTCGATGCCTGGGGCCCGGTGCTGGATGACCTGCAGGAAGCCTTCGCCGTGGAGCTGGGCAGGGCCCTGGCCGGGACATCCTGGGCCAGCGCGCAGGCCGTGGAACTCTCGCGCCGGATCAGCCAGGCCGCCTACAACGCAGGGATCGAGGCAGCCGCCACCTCCGACCCTGACACGGAGGTCGGACTGGAGTGGATCGGCACCTGCACTGCCCACAGCTCCCTCTCGGGCCAGCGGGTCCGGACCGGGCATGAGTTTGCCACCGATGGCGTGCGGACGCTGTACCCCGGACAGGCACTGGCGGCGGGGGGCCGGG